CAGCGTGGCGAAGTTCAAGCGGCTGGAGGAACTGGCCGACGTGGAAGACCACCGGGTGCGCGGCGCGTTCGTCTTCGCGGGCGGCGCGGCCACCGGGCGGGCGTCCAGCTACGGGGCGCAAGTCCACAACTTTACCCGCAAGACCGCCAAAGACCCGCAGGCCGTGCGCCACGCGATGGTGCGCGGCCACCAGATCGTGCCGCAGTTCGGCAAGCGGGTAACCGACGTGCTGCGCGGCATGCTGCGGCCGTCGCTGATCCCCGCGCCTGGCCACTCGTTCGTAGTGGCCGATTGGTCGGCCATCGAGGGCCGGGTCAACCCGTGGCTGGCGAAGTCGCCCGCGGGCGAGGCCAAACTCGACGCCTTCCGGCAGCGGCTGGACGCCTACATCGTCAACGCTGCTGCGACCTTTGGCCGCCCCTACGCCGACATCCTGGCCGGCTACGAGGACGAGGAGCCCGAGGCGACGGCGCAGCGCCAGCTTGGCAAGGTGCAGGAACTGGCCTGCGGCTTTGCCGGCAGCGTCGGCGCGTTCAACGCGATGGGCCGCGCTTACGGGGTCGTGCTGCCAGAGGTCGAGAGCCGGCGCATGGTCAACGCCTGGCGGCGCGCCAACCCGTGGGCGCCGGCCTTCTGGTCGGACCTTGAGCGGGCCTACATGGCCGCGATGCGCCGCAAGGGGCAAGAGTTCACCGCGGGCCGTATAACCTACCTCTACGACGGGGTTCACCTCTGGTACGCGCTGCCTTCCGGGCGTATCCTCTGCTACCCCTATGCGCGCCTGGACTCTGACGGTATCAGCTACGCCAAGGCCGCCTGGAAGCCTGCGGCCGACGCCAAAGAGTGGCCCCGAGCCCGCCTGTGGCCGGGGCTGGCGTGCGAGAACGTCACGCAGGCCACCGCGCACGATCTGCTGCGCGGGGCGCTGCGGGCGCTGCCCGAGGCCGTGCTGCATGTGCACGACGAAGTGGTCTGCGAGACGGCCGACCCCGAGGGCACGACTGAACTGATGCGGCGCGTGATGACTACGCCGCCTGAGTGGGCGGCAGGTCTGCCGCTGGACATTGGCATCAAAACGATGGAGCGTTACGGGAAATGACAACGACAGCAGAGTTCATCGAATGGCTGGCCAGCCTGGCCCCCGAGGGCGAGACGGCCCTGATCGTGCGGCAGACCCCCCGGCGCGGGGACGGCGGCGAAGTGCTGCTGCACCCCGATGGGGCCGTGAAAGCGACATGGCCCGCATTCCTGCCCACGCGCAGGGTGAAGGGCGACGAGGCGTGGTTTGGCAACACCGCCTCGTTCGTGATCGACCGCTTCATCGAGGGCAAGCCGAGCGCCAGCGCGGCGAACTGCGAGTACGTCCTGGCGATGATGCTGGACGACATCGGCACGAAGTCCAAGGAGCCGCCGCTGGCCCCGACATGGATCATGGAGACGAGCCCCGGCAACTATCAGTGGGGCTACGCCTTTGGCGAACAGCCGACCAAGGCCGAGTATGCCGCCGCCATCGAGGCGATTGCCGAGGCGGGCTACACCGACCCCGGCGCGTGCAACCCCGTGCGCAATTTTCGCTTGCCCGGGTCGGTCAACCTCAAGCCCAACGCGGGCGCGTTCGCCGCGCGCCTGGTGGAGTTTGACCGCAAGCGGGAATACTCGCTCGCGGAAATATGCGCCGCGATGAACGTCACGCCCAAGGCCGTGTCCAGCAGCGGGCCGAAGCCCGTGCGCCTGGCCGACGATGGGGCCGACGATGTGGCCGCCTGGCTGTCGAGCCGCGGGCTGGTGCTGTCGCGCCCCAATCCGCAGGGCTGGATGGGGGTTGTGTGCCCGAACGCCGCCTCGCACACGGACGGCAACCCCGAGGGCCGCTATCTGCCTTCCGGCCGGTCGTTTTGCTGCCTGCACTCGCATTGCGTCGATCTTGATTCCGCGTGGTTCCTCGAGTGGGTGGCCGAGCAGGGCGGGCCGAAGCACACACCTGGACTGCGCGACGAACTGCTGCAGGCCGCCATGCTGCAAACCATCGGCCGCCTGACGCCGCCGCCTGAGCTGGCCGCCGAGGCCGCGCAGGCACTGGCCGAGGTCGAGCGCCGCGAGGTTGGCCGGGTCGAGAAGGCCGGCTGGTGGGACCGCTTCGCCTACCTGGTGGCCGATGACGCTTACTTTGATCTTGAGGAGCGCCGGCAACTGTCGCGCGGCAACTTCAACGCGATCTTTCGGCATATCAGCTGCCGGTCGATCCACGGCAAGAACCCCAAAATCGAGTCGTCAGTCTGCTACGACGAGCACCGGCAGGCCAAGGGCGGCCGGGTGCTGCAGGGCGTCACCTATGCGGCCGGCGAGTCGGTCCTTGTCTCGCGCTCCGGGGACGTGTACGGCAACCGCTGGCGCGACGCGCGGCCGGTGGCCGCCCCGGCCCCCGGCGCCGATGTCAGCCGCTGGCTGGCGCACGCCGAGGCGCTGATTCCAGACGCCGCCGAGCGGGCGCATGTCCTGGATGTGATGGCCTACAAGCTGCAAAACCCTTGCGTCAAGGTGAACCACGGCATCCTGCACGGGGGCACGCCTGGCGCGGGTAAGGATACTCTCTGGGCGCCGTTTTTCTGGGCCGTGGGGAAGGCGAACGTGTCGCTCGTTCGGAACGAGGAAATCACTTCGCAATGGGGCTATGCGTATGAGTCCGAGGTGCTGGTGCTGAACGAGCTGCGCCAGACCGAGGCGCGGGATCGTCGGGCGCTCGAAAACACCCTCAAACCGATCCTGGCCGCCCCGCCAGAGACGATTCCGATTCAGCGCAAGGGCCTGCATCCCTACGATGCCCTGAACCGGCTGCTGGTGGTCGCGTTCACGAACGAGCGCGCGGCAATTAGCCTGCCCTCAGATGATCGCCGATGGTTCGTCACTTGGTCCGGTGGCGAGCCGATGGCCAAGGACGCCGCCGCCGCCCTATGGGCCTGGTACGCGGCCGGCGGGTACGAGGCGATTGCCGGCTGGCTGCTGGCGCGGGATGTCTCGGCGTTCCAACCTGGCGCGGCGCCGATGATGACGGAAGCCAAAGCGATCATGCTGCAGGCCGGTTTGTCGGGCTCCGAGGCGTGGATCGTGGAGCAGGCCACCTACCGCCTCGGCCCGTTCGCCCGTGGAGTCGTTGGCGGCCCGTGGCAGGGCCTTTGCGATACGCTGCAAGCCCTGGCCCCCGGGCATCTCAAAATCGTCGTGCCTGCCCTGTTTCATGGGCTCAGGGAGGCCGGCTGGATCGACATGGGCCGGGTGTACAGCGTGGATCACCCGACGAAGCGTCACGCCTACCGCGCGCCCGACTGGACGGGCTCTAAGAGCGACGCGCGCCGGCTGTTGGAGCTTCCTTCACCCAGTAGCGCGGAGATTATTGCGCGTGTGAAGGGCTGAAAAGAAGGCCCGCCGGGCGGGGCCTGGCGGGCCTAAGCCGCGGGGAGCGGCGTTGGAGGAGATGACAACGCGGGGATTATAGGTCGAGCGCGATCAGGATGCAAGCGGCGACAAGGGCCGCGAGAAGTGCCCAAATCACGCGCGCCACCATGCCGGGGCCGCGCGGCCTGGGCCGAAGGCGCGGGTGGTGTCGTCGGGCGGGGCCAGTTCGGCCAATACGTCCTCTAGGATGATGCAGGGGCCATCGTCGGGCGCATCGTCGCGGGTGAGCGCGACGGGTGTATCGGCGTGCATCTTGGCAACATACGCCAGCAAGTCGGAAAGGGTCGGATGCATGTCAGTCCACCTCGCAGAGCAAACCGATAAGGGTGATGGGCAGGGCGAGCCACCACGGGCACACGGTCCAGATGACAGCCACGCAGGCGCAGACGAAGAGGAAGCCCATAGCGTCACTCCCCCTTGGCCTGAGCGAGCGCCGCATGCGCGGCTCTCTGCGTCAGGAAATGGCCGAAATAGACGTATGCGCGGTCGACCCTCCGGTAAGCCTTCCAGCCGTAGGCGGTTTTCTCGAACCTCATGCTGTCAATCCTCCGAGTCTTGAAAGTCGCGCCGAATGACGGGACGGCCCCGGTCAATCCAGCAGTAGAGGCCCGAATTGTCGCGGGCTACTTGTTCGCATTCCTCGCGCGGGCCGGCGACGAGAAGCCGCCCATCTTGCGTGAACGCTGCCGCCGGGTAATCCGCGCAGTCGGGCGGGATGGTCAGATACAGCATGATGTCACTCTCCCTTAGCCTGAGCGAGCGCCACGTGAGCGGCGGCCAGCGCTTCCTGGTGGTCGGGGTCCAAATCGTCGGGGATTTGGGACAGTGCCCATTCGAGGGCTTCGATCAGCGCGCGGCGGTTTATGCGCTCAGTGTCGGCCACTGCCTGTCGGACCATCAACTCCCAGAGATGGTCGGGAATGTCGGCCGGCTGCTCGTAGTCTAGTTGCAGCATGCTGGTGCGCAGCTGCGCGGCCACGGGCAGGGAACAGCCGGGGCCGACATACTCGGCCAGTTGCGCGGGGGACATGTCGCGGAATGTTTGCATGATGTCAATCCTCCGAAACGGTTTCCACGCTATCCACGCCCGTGTAGAACGGCGCGGGCCGGTCTGGCAGGGGCGCGTACAGCGCGAGATGGTCTACGTGCGACGGGTAGGCGGGCAGCTTGCGCTGCTGGCTGTTCAGCGTGAAGTATTGGCGCACGTAATCGGCCGTGGACATGGCCGGGTTCCATTTCGGAAATAGGCGCTTCTCACTGCGCGCCCAGCGCGTGCGCACGGGCTTGAGCGCGGCCAGCTGCAGCGGGACCGTAGAGCCTGGCGCGAGGGTGTACCGGGCGCGCGTGCCGTCCGGGTAGCGGGTTTCGATTGTGTGCATGGTCAGTCTCCAAAAACGGCGCCATTGATGAGCACTGAGGTCAGGTTAACGGCGGGAATGTGGCGGACGGTCCCGCCGTCCTCATGGGCAATCCATGTCCCGTGCCAATCGACCGACACTACAGGGCCGCTGATACCGGGCTTGCCTCGAACGGCTACCACGGTCCCGCGCGCGCGGGCTGTCAGGGGTTGATCAACGGACCGGCGGATTACCGCTTGCGAAAATGCCACGGTTTGCCCGGGGCGAAATTCGATTGTGTGCATCGTCGGATCTCCTCAGTAGGGCGCCGGCTCTGCCGGCAGGGGTGGACGTGGCGCGCGCACGGGCCGCGCGTCAGGGGGAAGGGAGGGGTAATCGAGGGGCACGGGCGGGAAGGGCCATGATGGGGGCTTAGGGGCGGGCTTAGGGGCGGGCTTCATGCTGGGACGTCCACAATGACGGGTTCGGCCGGCCAGCGGTTTTGCAGCCAGCGGTTACGGTGCGCGGCCGGATCGTAGGGGAACCAGCCGTCACGGCGCATGCCGGCATTGTCGGGGCCGGTGTAGGCGCGGCATTCGTCGCACCTAACGCACCAGTACCGGCCGTCGGCCGTGTTTTCGCTGGCGCGCTGCTGCGCCCATTGGCCGGGTTTGCCGCACTCATGGCCCCATGTGCCGGGGTGGGCGTATCTGCATTTACCGTTCATGCCTGCCCCCGTGCGGTTTCATACCCCATGAGGTATGCGTGAATGCGGTTATAGAGGTCACGCGCCGGGACGTGGCCCGTGTAGAAGGGCTCAGAGACGCCACCGGACTCGTTGACCATGCGATGCAAGGCGAACCCGCCGTAAGCGCGGCTCAGGTGATAGCAGCCGACCTGAGCGCGCAACCGCCCGGTATCGTCGCGGGTGTAGGGCTCGGCTGGCGAGCCCGTGACGCGGTTCAGGCGTGCAATGAGGGCTTCGAGGTCTTTGATGGTGATTCGGTTCATTGTTCTCTCTCCGTGTGGTTGTGGGTCTGGTGCGAGCTTCACATTTCAACCATTGCCGCGCGGATGCTGCTCGCGCTGTACGGTGCGCCATCCGGGGTGCGCGTGATACCCGCATCTTGAAGTTCGCGCAGCATCGCCATTGCTGCGGGCAACTTGGCCCGATAGGCGCGCACGTTTGCGCGGGCCATGCTGTACAGCCCTTCGTCATTGTTGATCCAAAGGCTAACGTTCCAATGGTTCCAATTCTTGTGCCCGTTGAACTTGCTCATGTTGTGTCACTCCTGTAGTGTGGGTTTGGCGCTGACGCACCCCATAGGCGCCCGCGCGGGCTGCTAGCGGGTGGATCAGGCAATCCACGACGCCTGTCGAAGGGGGTTGCGCCACGTCTCAAGGTATGCGCGCGCGGCGCCTTCGTCGTCGTAAACGCGCGTCGTGATGGTTTCGAATGCGTCGACGTCGATAAGACGGAACAGCCAGCGGCCGCGCGCGTCGTCGCGGTCAAGGCGCGCGATAACGCCATCGTCAAGGTCAAGGGTTTCAATGTTCGTCATAGTCGTCAGTCTCCAATGATGCGCGCCCGTAGGCGCGGGGGTTGAGTGTCAGCCGCAGATGATCCAGTCGGGGAGGGTGTCAACCCCGAGGCGCCGGGCGAGGGCTTCGAGCTCGCGTTTGTCACTCTGGCGCATCGCGGCACGATGCGCAGCCGACAGGGTACGGGCCGCCATGTCGGGCAGGCCCAAGAGGATCGCCCGTTCGGCGGTTTGCGCGTCGCGCTGTTGGGACTTTGTCACGCTATCTACTCCAGTTAGGTTGACCTAGACCGCCTACATACGTCGCGCCTAATTCCAGGTCGCTAGGTAGTCGTCAAGGCAAGACAATGTAAGGCATTGTCGTTACCCGAGTAAAGCGAAGGGCTATAGACTGGTTTCTAGCACCTACGCTAGCCATGCCGCTAGGCACTCTGACGCGGGGGCGCCCACCTAGGGGGCTAGGCTATATAGGTAGTGGGTGTTCTATCCCCTAACTAAAACAAAAATTGTAACAATATGTAACAGAGCAATATGGGGTAGCGCGACTTTGTTTTGGGTGTCTAACAGCCTAGATAGCCTAAGCCCGTCCGCCCCCCCACACCCGCGCCTGCAGCCCCCGGTATGCGGGCTAGGCGTACCCGGCCCGATAGCCTAGATGGCATACCACCAGGGAAGGGGTCGGCCGACCTCGATATGCATAGCCTAGATGGCCTAGAGCGCCTAGCAGGGGTCTACCGGCTGCCAGCCGGTAGCCTAGAGCGCCTAGCTGGCGGCCAGGACGGCGGGGCCGGGGGCCAGGGGGCGGGGGGCGGGGGGTACCCATCGACGCGGCTGGGGCAGGTGTCAAAAACGGAGGTGCCACAAGCAATTTTTTATTTTTTGCAAGTGCAAACGACATTCCATTGCCGTATACTCCGCGGCCATGTTCAAGAGCTTGCCGCTCACGACCCGAGATGTGCGCGCAACTGAGGCGGTGCTGAACCGCATCTACGACGCTGCGCGGCTAGGGCTCAAGGGGGACGCACTGGCGCTGGCAAGCGGGCTGCTGCCGGCCGAGTACCGGCGTTTGCGCGAACTGGACCCGATTGCCGACCTGGCCGAGCAGAAAGGGCGCGCGGACGGCGAGATGGCCCTGTCCAAGAAGTTGCACGAGGCGGCCGAGATGGGCGACGCCAAGGCGGCGCTGGAAATCCTCAAGCACGCCCACGGCTGGGTGGCCAAGCAGCAGGTGCAGATCGACGTGGCGCAGCAGATCAGCATCACGGCGGCGCTGGAGGCGGCGCAACGGCGTGTGAGTGAAGTGATCGAACTGGAGACGCAGGATGCAAGAGCCACGCTTCTCAGCGGCCCAAGAGCAGAGCCTGATGGCCAAGCTATGGTCGCCCGAGATAGCCAACGATCCTGAGAAGTTCGTCCTGTTCGTCTTCCCTTGGGGGGAAGCCGGCACGCCGCTGGCCAAGTACAAAGGCCCGCGCGCCTGGCAGCGCAAGGTGCTGCGCGACATCCGCGACCACATCGCGCGCAACGACTACGCGGCTGCGTATGAGGTGCTGCGCATGGCCATCGCCTCGGGCCGGGGCATCGGCAAGTCGGCGCTGGTGTCGTGGCTGGTGCTGTGGATGCTCACCACGCGAATAGGCGCGAGTGTGCTAATCAGCGCCAACAGCGAGGCGCAGCTACGCTCGATCACTTGGGCCGAAATCACCAAGTGGCTGGCGATGCTCATCAGCAGCCACTGGTGGGAGATCAGCGCCACGCGAATCACCCCGGCCAAGTGGTTGAGCGAAATCGTGGAGCGCGATTTACGCAAGGGCACGCGGTACTGGGGCGCGGAGGGGCGGCTGTGGTCGGAAGAGAACCCGGACGCCTACGCGGGCCTGCACAACGCAGACGGCGTGCTGCTGATCTTTGACGAGGCCAGCGGCATACCGGACGTGATATGGGACGTTAGCCAGGGCTTTTGGACGGAGAACACGCCCAACCGCTTCTGGCTGGCGTTCAGCAACCCGCGGCGGGCGCAGGGGTACTTCTACGAATGCTTCCACGCCAAGCGGGATTTCTGGACGACGCAGCAGATCGACTCGCGCACGGTGGAGGACACCGACAAGGCGGTCTACGAGCAGATCATCGCGGAGTACGGCGAGGACAGCCCGCAGGCCAGGATCGAGGTCTACGGGCAGTTTCCCACAACGGACGACGACCAGTTCATCCCCCAGAGCCTGGTGGCCGAGGCGATGGCCAGAGAGCCGTGGCGCGACCAGAGCGCGCCCATCGTCATCGGCGTAGACCCGGCGCGCTCGGGCGCGGACAGCACGGTCATAGCCGTGCGGCAGGGGCGCAATATCATCACTTTGAGGCGCTACCGCGGCGACGACACCATGACCGTCGTCGGGCACGTCATCCAGGCCATCGAGGAGTTCCGGCCGGCGCTGACCATGATCGACGAGGGTGGGCTGGGCTACGGCATCCTTGACCGGCTGACCGAACAGCGGTATAAGGTGCGCGGCGTGAACTTCGGCTGGAAGTCCACGAAGCCCGTCATGTGGGGCAACCGGCGCGCGGAGCTATGGGGTGCGCTCAAGGACTGGCTCAAGACCGCTAGCCTGCCACAGGACAAGCAGCTTCGGGACGACCTGACCGGCCCGCGCACCAAGCCCGACTCGTCGGGCAAGATCTTTCTGGAGTCGAAGAAGGACATGAAGGCCCGTGGGCTGGCGTCCCCTGACGCCGCAGACGCCATCGCCGTGACGTTCGCGTTCCCGGTGAGCAGCGACGTCGGCAGCGCCTTCTTCGGCACGGTTTCCAAGTTCTCCGCGCTGCCGACCCGCCACCACTGGTCCGCTGCCGGCCACTGAGGCACATCATGGCACGACCAACCACTCAGCAACGACTGGCCGACGTACACCAGGAGGCGATGCGCGAGTTCGACAACATCCAGTCGGCCTTGCGCGACGAGCGGCTGCAGTGCCTGCAGGATCGCCGGTTCTACAGCATCGCAGGCGCACAGTGGGAAGGGCCGCTGGGCGCGCAGTTCGAGAACAAGCCCAAGATGGAGGTCAACAAGATCGCGCTGGCCGTGCAGCGCATCTTCTCCGAGTACCGCTCGAACCGCGTGACCGTGGACTTCGTGTCCAAGGAGGGCAAGGAGTACGACAGCTTGGCCGACGCCTGCGACCAGTTGTTCCGGGCCGACGAGCAGGACTCCAACGCCGAGGAGGCCTACGACAACGCCTTCGAGGAGGCTGTCGGCGGCGGGTTCGGGGCGTTCCGGCTGCGCACGGTCTACGAGAACGAAGAGGACGACGAGGACGAGAAGCAGCGCGTCAGGATCGAGCCGATCTTCGACGCAGACAGCAGCGTGTTCTTCGACCTCCAGGCCAAGAGGCAGGACAAGGCCGACGCGACGAAGTGCTTCGTGCTGACCAGCATGACCCGCGACGCCTACAAGGCCGAGTA